TTCTCGTTTCGGTTTCCATTGATGTGATCAAGTTCTAGCACGATTGGCTGCTCCATCCAAAATCTCAAAGAACAGCATTCACATTGGTGTCCTCGTTCCTGAATTAATCGCCGCTTGATTGACCGAGGCATAGTCAACTCATCAAGGCTTTTGAAGTGCCAACCTTTTGGCATCCATGCTCGCCCTGTAAAGTGAGAAATATCTACGCCAAGTTCGGTAATTTTCTTTTTTACAGTTCCATAATTTCCTCCCACTGGAGCTAGCTCTAGCTTGCGTAAAACTTCCGCGATACTTTTGCTAGATAACACCGCCGTTCTAATGTCATCCTCACTGTAATTGCGATACTTTGTCACTGGAATACTGCTTTGCACTTCCAATGCTAATACCCTTGGTCAGATTTGAACTGACGCTTCTTCGGGCTTAAACCGAATGCCTCTGCCAGTTGGGCTACAAGGGCGTAAAGGGAGGGTGCTGAGACGGGGCTTCAATCCGTCTTGTTACAGCTTTTCAAGATGGGTAGGCCCATCTCCCTCTTCTCCTGGAAGACAATGGTGCCTGATCACCATTGTCCTATTTGAACTAACGCTGGCCAGCGTGCTTCGCGAAAGCTCCAGAAGCATAGCACGTTTTGAAACGCTCACCTAGCTTCACCCAGTCTCACACGTCATATTCCTTGCAGCATTGATCTCCAGGGTATTCGCGGCAGTAATCGTCAAGAGTGGCCTTCTCGTGCTCTTCCTCATCCTCTGCTTGCTTGAGGGCCTTGGCATGGGCCTGGAGCTTGGGAAACAGCGTGGGGATGTATAGATGTTCGGCTGCGAGGAGCTGAAGGCATGTTTGCTTACTGATGGAAGCATTACCAAGAAGTGCAATGAGAAACTGAGTCTCTTGCATAGTTAAATTGCAGTTCATCGCGTTATGGCAGAACTATTGTTTGAAAAATATACTAGGGGAATGATTTACGAAATCAGGCTTTCAATCCAGCCGATGTCGTCGTCTTTACTTGCAGCAAGAATGGCGCCTGCCATTGCAAATGCTAAGTCGTCAATACCAGAAGCTTTACCGCCAGTTACTGTCCATTGTCCACTCGGTCTGTAGATCACAGTGAGGTTCTTAAGCTGCATGATTGCTTTTTCATGACGATAGACGTTGATTTGTCCTGCATTGAACAATTCCCGCATTTTGCTGAATGCTTTCATCTTGGAACTGACTGTCCAGGTGAGTTCAGTGATGGGCAGGTCAGCAGACAAGCTTTGAATGGTGCCAGCACTGTTGAACTGGTCCATCACGATGGTGTCAAAGACGTATAGACGATGCTGTTCCTTAATCCAATCTTCCACTGCATTGATATTCACTTCCATCCTTCCATTGATTTCAAAATCAGCCATGAAGGAATGAAACTTATCGACGACTAACGTGCCGTTTTCATAGTGAACAATACAAGCAGTGTAATCGTCACGGCCAACGCCACCACGGGCGGGGTCAAGGGCAAGAACATATGCTCCTTGGAATTCAGGACGTGGGGGGAGTGCTGCTCTACGATCATCAATACAGGCATCAACAACATCGCTTGCAACAAGGGCTGAAAGATTACTCGCGAATTGAGCCCCATATTCCACCTTAAACTTTTCGGGGTCGCGCTGTCTTTCTGTGTCGAGAAACTCTTGCGAAATGCTTGGGTTCATCTCCCATGTTGGGAGATTCACTGCTTGCATAAAAGGAAACCTGCCGGAGCTTGCCTCTTTGAAATGCTGGTAGAAGATGCCGTCAGTCAGCCAGGGGGAGGACAGTTCAAGAATGCGCCCCTTGCCTCCAAACTGTGCAATGGCAGGCGATAGAGCGTCATAGATGCCACGACCACCACTGTTTGCATCGCCCTCGTTAGCAAAGGCAAGCTCGTCAAATACTGCGCCAGCGCAAGCGAGACCACGAGCAGCTCGTCCAGACGTGGGGATGGCCTTGAACACGCAATTATTGCTCAGTTCAATGATGTCGGCGGTTTCACGGACAATTTCCTGAGCAAAGGGGCTGTCCAGGATGAGCTGACGAATGTTGTTGAGAGCAATGCGAGCCTGATCTTGACTGTTTGCCACTGTCACGATGTACCACTTTTCCCCCTTCCTTACTCGCTTACGGTATTCGTCTTCTAGGACGAAGCACATGTAGACACAGGCTACTGCTGCCATGACGGTCTTGCCTGATCGCCGTCCCAAGGCCCACACTGCATGGCTTTTATCTGGCTGAAAGTAGTCGTCAAGGATGCGAGCTTGCCTGGGATAGAGGTCGAGCTTAAGGGCGTGACGAGAAAAGTCAGAACATTTCAGCATTGCGCAGTTCTAGAAGTGGGAGTAATACAGACTGCGGCACAAAGTACGCAGCTCTTCCGCCTGCAGGATCTTTTTTCCATTGCGCCTGCATTGCATCTTCGCTCTTTATCCAACCATGGATGAGAGTGATCTTGTGCTGTATCGTAACCAACACTAAAGCTTTTCCAGGCTTCTCGTCTAGTTGGCAGATGAGATCGTAATCATGACGAGAGCGTGTCTTCACGTCTATGTTTGGAGGGAGATCAACAGAACCACGCTTCGCTTCTGCTTCTTGGTAGAGAAAATCCCGCAAGTGAAGATAGTCTGCCACTGCCAGTTCACCAGCAGCGCCAAGCTTATGAATGAAAAGAGCTTTTGCCCCCTGCTCCGGCCCACCATTGCGTCCTTTTAGGCCTTTTTTCTCATTGAAAGACTGCCGACGCTCCGCTTCCTGTCGTACCAAGGCTTTGTCTTGTTCACTGAAAGCAAAAACAAGAGGAGAGCGGGCCATCTTGTGCATGAGCAACATGCCAATGTAGCCAGTCTCTAGAATAAAAGCAAGACAATATGGCCATAAAGGAATCTTATGGAAGGCGATGCAGTTGATCTTGGTCATGCCGGGAGTGGTGGCGTTCGCGCCGATGGGCTCCAGAACGTTCTGATTGGCATGGGAACTGGCCGTGATAAGAGCCAGTACACCAAAACTACGGCCACTGTGTTCCTACCTCAAGAAGAGCTGGAAAATCTTTATGGTGAATGGCTTCCTCGTCGCATCGTTGATATTTATGCTGACCAAGCCACTCGGAAGGGGTTCAAGGTTTTATTTGGTGGCGAAGGTGTCAGGGCAGAAGAAGTGCAAGGCATTGAGCAGGTTATTGAAGATCTCTTCATTCTCGAAAACCTTAATCTTGCTGCCAAAAACTCTCGGCTTTACGGAGGGGCTTGTTTGCTTCTGTTTATTGACGATGGGCGCCCTGCCTACATGCCAGTGGATAAACGCAACATCCGCCGCATTGAAGACATTGAATGCTTAGACCGCTGGCAAATTGCGCCAGTCATCAATGAAGAAAATCTATACGATTATTCCAAGGCAACTTACTATCAAATCATCTCTGGCGATTTAATTAGTCAGCCACAATTGTCCTACATTCATAAAGATAGGATTCTGCGTTTTGATGGGGACTGGCTTCCCTATCGCGTGAGGCAGCGTAATTATGGCTGGGGCATGAGCAGCTTACAGACTGTTTATGACAGCTTCAAGCATTATTGGACTGGCCTTAATTCTGCTGCCACTCTCCTCACTGAGTTTGATATTTTTGTTCACAAGGTGAGAGGCTTGGCGGCAATGCTTGCCGCTGGCAAAGAAAGTTCCATTCGTGATCGCTTGCAAGTGAATGATATGAGCAAGAGCATCTATCGCGGCTACGCGATTGATGCGGAAAAGGAAGAGCTTGAATTCATTAGTCGTAATTTTGGAGGCATTGGAGAAATCTTAGAAAAGCTGCGTGTGGATATTATTGGCGCCAGCAAGATTCCTCATACAGTGCTATTTGGTGAGAGCCCTGGTGGACTTGGATCCACTGGTCGCAGTGAAGAGCGTGACTTCGCCAAAACATTGGCCGATTACCAAAGTGTCCATTTCAAGCGTCCCGTCAAGCAATTGATGGAACTGATCATGCTCAGCAAAGAAGGCCCGACAAAGGGAGAGCTTCCTGAGTCTTGGCGCGTCTCATTCAACCCATTGTTCGAGCTAAACGAACGCGAGATGGCCGATGTAAGGGCTCGTGTGGCGGCTGTAGACGGTCGCTACATCCAACTGGGTGTGCTGAGTCCCAAGGAGGTGGCAGATGCTCGTTACGGCGGTTCTGAGTGGAGCATGGAGCTT